GAGGAAGCAACACTCAAGTTTCTTTCGAAGTGCAAGGCGCCTGTCGTAGGTGCACACCTAGAACTGGTCGGGTTCGATATGCAACGTGGTATGCCCTGTCACGATGGTATGTCACCTAAACACTTCGAGAACTTTGAGATGGTGTTGTCCGGTCACTTCCATGCAAAATCGTCACAGGGAAATGTTCACTATCTGGGTTCTCAGATGGAGTTCTTTTGGAACGATTGCAATGACAAGAAGTACTTCCACATTCTTGATACTGAAACAAGAGAACTTACTCCGGTACACAATCCTATCACCATCTACGAGAAGGTGTATTACGATGCCGACAAGATGCGTAAGTTCCAAGACCTACGATATCTTGATAATAAATTCGTTAAGTTGATCGTAGTGAAGAAGGGCGACACCTATGATTTCGAACGGTTCGTAGACCGCATCCAGAATCAGAAGATACACGAACTCAAGATCGTTGAGGACTTCAAAGAGTTCATTGGTGAGAATGTGGGTGACCACAACATCACTATTGACGATACCGAAACTTTGGTGTATAATTATATCGACAACGTGCAGACCGATCTGGACAAGTCGAGAATCAAAAGAGAGATATCTGTGTTGATGACAGAGGCACAATCAATGGAGGTAGTATAGTGGGTAAGGGATCCAAACCAAGACCTATCAAAGATCGGAAACAGTTCAATGATAACTGGGACCGCATATTCAAAGGACAGACGCAACAACCCAAAGGCGTCGATCAAGACAAACTCAAAGAACAGGCGCAAGATCCAAAAAACGGTTGACAAGACCTGTTTGGGATAGTATAATTGACCTATGATTAAATTCGAAAAGATCCGGTGGAAAAATTTCCTTTCCACTGGGAATAACTTTACGGAAATAGATTTCCAATCTACCCCTACCACTCTAGTGGTGGGTCACAACGGCGCGGGTAAGTCAACACTACTCGACGCTCTCAGTTTTGGATTGTTCGGTAAACCACACCGTAAGATATCCAAGCCTCAACTTATCAATTCCATCAACGGAAAGGGTACACTAGTTGAGGTCTTTTTCTCAGTCGGCTCTGTTAGGTATAAGGTACTCCGTGGTATCAAACCCAACAAGTTTGAGATATGGTGCAACGATAACATGTTGAACCAGAGTTCTCACGCCAAGGAATACCAACAGATCCTTGAGACGAATATCCTTAAACTGAACCACAAGTCGTTCCACCAGATCGTTGTACTGGGTTCGTCTTCGTTCGTACCGTTTATGCAACTTCCGGCAAACTCTCGTAGAGATGTAATCGAAGACCTACTTGACATCAACATGTTCTCCAAGATGAACACAATTCTGAAAGAGAAGATGTCTATACTCAAGGAAAACATCCGTGAGAATGGACACGCCATTGAGATGGTCAAGACTAAGATCAACGCACAGAAGAAGTATCTGCGAGATTTGTCGGCGCTAAACACCGCACACCGTAAGGAGAAAGAAGAATCAATCTCAACCCTTCTTAAGGAGATTAGTGAACTCCAAGACTTTAACGATAAGAACATGCAAAATGCAATGGATCGTTCTATGTCAGTGGCTTCCAAATTGCAGAAGGTTCAGACATCACGTGAGAAGTTACTTGAGTATCAATCAACGTTCAAGTCTCAGATCAAGTCCGTAGTGAAGGAGGCGAAGTTCTTTGAAGACAACTCTGTCTGTCCTACGTGTGATCAAGATATTGCGGATGATCTGCGTGAGACTAAAAAGAATGATGCGAACAAACGTGCAAAGGATCTCAGTGAGGCGATGGGTAAGTCTGACTCTCAGATGAAAGAGTTTGATGATCAACTCGTTGAACTGCAAAAGGAGTTGGAGTCTGCCCGTGTACTACAGAATGAGGTTAACAATAACAACCAGACCATCACCAGACTTAACCAACAGATAGAACGCATCCGTGCAGAGATCGATAACTTGGGAGATAACACTGGTGACCTCAAGGATGCAAACGATGAACTCCAAACTCTGAACAAGGACTTAGAGTCAAAACAAGATGAGAAGTATCGTATGCACGAGGACTACTCGTATCAACAGATCAACGCTGAACTTCTTAAGGATACGGGGATCAAAACCAAGATTATCAAACAGTACCTTCCGGTCATTAACCAACTGACCAACCAGTACTTACAAATCTTAGACTTCTTTGTTCACTTCGATCTGGACGAGAGTTTCAACGAGACTATCCGTTCGCGTTTTCGTGACAGTTTCTCTTATGACTCTTTCTCTGAGGGGGAGAAACAACGTATCGACTTGTCCCTACTATTTACGTGGAGACAAGTGGCGAAGATGAAAAACAGTGTTGCGACTAACCTACTCATCCTTGACGAGACTTTCGATTCTTCTTTGGACGATGATGGTGTAGACAACCTAATGAAGATCATACACACTCTGGGTGAAGAGACCAACGTGTTTGTTATCTCACACAAGGCGGAACTGGAAGACGCTGCGTTTCAACGCAGGATTGAATTCGTCAAAGAGAAGAACTTCAGTAAGATGAAAGAAGCCGCATGAGTGTTAACATAATCGATGACTTCTATGATCCGGAAACTCTGAACGAGATTTCCAGTTACCTCAATGGGATCCTGTATTCAAAACAGGATGAAGTCCATCTGTTCTCGTGTAACATGGTTTTATGGGATGATGGACTATACAGACACCAGAACGGTAGTGATCTTGAAGCGCCTCCTTTAGTACTCATTCACTACCCCCAAGCACATGGTGAAAGAGGTAAAATAATCCATGACCTCATAAAAGAAAAGACTAATGAAAGGGTCAAAGAGTTTGGGTTGAGGTGTCAAGACGTAACAGGTCCAATGTTTCATATCTGGACCCCACAGTCTTACATCAACTGGCATAACGACTTTAGGCCTGGGGTTGAATCAGAACAGAGACATGGGGCGGCAACAATTTATTTAAATCGTGAATGGGCCCTTGACAAAGGGGGTGAGTTTTTGTATAATGATGATGCAGCTGACTTGAATAACGTTAAACGTGTCACGCCCGCAGAAAATCGTGCAGTTGTATTGGACGGTTGGGCGAGACACAAAACAACTCCGGTTGCACCGGAAAACATTAGGAAGTCATTACAAATTTGGTTAACCAAAATCTAAGCGGAGTATATAATGGAACTAACTGATCGTACTATGCAAGTACTTAAAAATTATGCAAACATCAACCCGAACATTGTGATCAGTGCGGGTAAACAATTGAAGACTGTTTCTATTGCAAGGAACGTCTTCTCTAAGACTACCCTTGAGGAAGAGTTTCCCCAAGAGTTTGGTATCTACGATTTGAATGAGTTTCTTGGTGTTCTCTCTCTGGTAGAGAAACCCAACATCAAGTTCGAGAAGGATTACCTTGTCGTGGGCGATCACACTGGTCGTTCTCGTATCAAGTATTTTCTTTCCGATCCGGATCTATTGACTACTCCTTCCAAGGACATCATTATGCCCGAAGCGGAAGTTAAGTTTTCACTAGATAATGACACGTTGAATCGAATCAAACGTGCTGCTGCGACATTGGGTCACAATGAGATTTCTATCACACCACAGAGTGGTTCAGTACAAATCTCTGTTGTTGATTCTAAGGACGCAACCTCGAATGCGTTTTCGATTGACGTGGAAGGTTCGTATCAAGAAGGAGTTGATTTCAACTTTATTCTGAATGTGAACAACCTCAAGATTGTTAGTGAGGACTATGATGTCAGTATCTCTTCGAAACTGATCTCACGGTTCGCATCAAAACAGTCAGAGATTGAGTACTATATTGCACTTGAAAAATCATCTAACTACGGAGCTTAAAAGATGGCAAAGACAGAGACCGCCGCACCGGCACAAGACCACTCTCAGGTCTATGAATTGAGTAATCGGGTCGCACGATCCACTATCGCAGTGATTGATACTGTGGTTCAACGTGGGGGTTTTAAGGGTGAAGAACTCTCAACCATTGGTCAGTTGCGTGACCAAGCGGTTCAGGTTATTCAACTTGCAGAGGCATTTCAGTCAGAAGAGACTGGTGAAACGAAGTAACCCTCTGGGATCGTAGCTCAACTGGATAGAGCAACGGCCTTCTAAGCCGTAGGTTAAAGGTTCGAGTCCTTTCGGTCCCGCCAATTTGAAAGGAAGATGATGGACACGGTGATCTTTATTCCTGCAAGGCTGGGGAGTAAAAGACTCATCCATAAACCACTTACCAAATTGGGGGGTGTACCTCTGGTAAGACGTGTTGCGGAGGCTTGCGAAAAGTCTGGATATCCGGTTGTGGTATTGACAGACAGTAAAAGAGTCGCGGATTGTGTAAAGGGTTTTGAGGTTGTAATTGATAGTCAACACTATCATAACGGTACGGAAAGATGTGCCTCCGCTTCATACTTTCCTATGTTGGAACCCTACAAGTACATCATCAATGTCCAAGGAGACATGCCTGATGTTACCACTAACATGATTGAGACTCTGGCGCATGGTCTTCGTAACGATGAGTGGGATGTCTGTACTCTTTACACCAAGATGACAGAAGAGGAACAGTCGAACCGTAACAATGTGAAGATGGTACATAACCAAGAACTCGCACACTGGTTCGCTCGTGACATAACTTACGGTGTACGTCACCTTGGTGTATATGGATACTCTCAACCAACCTTAAGAGAGTATGGAAACTGGGATGTTAGTCTGTATGAAGAAATTGAGAGTTTGGAACAACTTCGATGGATTGAAAATGAAGTTGAGATTGGTGTATACGAAACTCAGTTTGATGGTATGGAGATTAACACAGTGGGTGACGTACATTCTTGGCATATGAGGAATAAGTTGGTATGAGAATTATTGCAGGCCCATGCCAGTTCGAGTCGTTCGATATGGCACGTGAAGTTGCAGAACACTGCAAAGGTATCTGTGACGAATATGGTATTGAGTACTACTTCAAGGCGTCCTTTGACAAAGCGAACCGTAGTAAAGGGACGAGTGCAAGGGGTGTAGGACTGAAACAATGTATGGATAATTTCTGGAGATTGAAGGCAGAAATTCCTGAGTTGAAGACACTAACCGATGTACATGAGACTCATCAAGTCTATAACATCGCGTCAGAACATGATGAATGTGTGGATGTCCTACAGATCCCTGCCCTCTTATCAAGACAGACGGATTTGATCAAAGCCGCATCTCTCAGTGGTAAGATCGTTAATATCAAGAAGGGTCAGTTCATGTCTCCCTATGATTGTCAAGATGTCTTGGACAAGGCGTCCGGTGCAAGGGAAGTTTGGTTGACAGAACGGGGAACTTCTTTTGGTTACAACAGATTGGTGGTGGACTTCGTGGGTCTCAACTACATGATCAATAACTACCCCGATGTGGTGTTTGACGTGACTCACTCTATCCAAAACCCCGCAAAGGTGGAGACTTCGGATAGGTCCGCCATCACCCCTCTCGCCTGCGCGGCCGCCGCAATGGGGGTCCAGAACTTCTTTTTTGAGGTACATCCGGACCCCGATAACGCAAAATCTGATGGACCCAACTCTCTCCATCTATCTGATTTTAAACAACTTGTCTGTTCTCTTGAAAAAATTTCAAAAAAACGCTTGACTTTTCTTGCGGAGTAGGTTATAGTGTATATGTAATTTGGTGAGAGAGGACTGGTTATGAAACCGATGCACATGGTGAAGTCAATATCTGAGAAGGAGCTCGCGATGCTCCAACGGATCTGGACTCAGAATGAGAAGAAGATCAACGAACTTCTTAATCATCAACAAGAGATCGATAAGTTGTTTGACAAGATCGATCAAGGTAAAGTGTTAATCGGAGGCTAATTATGAAACTTGTAATCTTCACCCAAATCAAAGAGAACTACGGCGCCCATGCATGGGACGGTAAGGGCGAATGCCCGCAGCGCTGGAAGTTCAAGGGTGGTAACACCATTATAGTCCGTGATATCACTGTAGATCAGGCGATGAAATTGAGAACGGGTATCCCTACTCTGACGGCTCTCATCGAAGAGAACAATGAGTACTTCGAAGAGTACATCTTGGACTGGGATATCATGGACGATTGCGTGGGAGATCCAATCGAAGATTGGGATTCACCCATCGAATACTCGTGGGGTGGTGACCGTTGGTTGGCCCAGCGGGTAGTTGATAACACCAAAGACGGTGGTTACTATCGTTATGAGATTGCGTCCGCAAAAGAGACGTGGATCCCAATGGAAGGTGGCGAAAAGTCCGACTTCAAGGTCGAGTACACCATGCGTAATGGTGATGTTCTAAACTACGAGGAGTTGCAACAGTTTTTTAGTGAGGCATCGTGAAGGTTTGAAGTATGCGAACTGGTTATCAAGTAGCTACCGTGGGTGCACTATTTGCATCTATACTGAGTTTTGAATATTATTTAATAGATTCGGTTTCGACTAGACTGGATAGTCTGGAAGAAGTCATCTCCACTAATGCGGCTTCCGCATCCTCACTCTCTCTCGAAACGGAGGCGATTGGTGGAGATGACATTTATTCTGAACGAGACCTTGAGTGTCTCGCACTCAACGCTTACTTTGAGTCGTTGAATGAACCCACCGCTGGTAAGATTGGAGTGACACACGTTGTCTTAAATCGTGTAGAGAGTGCACGGTTCCCCAACACAGTTTGTGGTGTGATCTATCAAGGTCAGACATATACGACACCGGACGGGAGACGTATGCCTCTCCGCAACAGGTGTCAATTCAGTTGGTATTGTGACGGTAGATCCGACATACCAAGGGCATGGAAAAGGTACACTGAAATATACCAACTTGTCGCAAAGGTCGCAACAGATCGTGCACAAGGTGTTGGTAACGACATCACGAAGGGTAGTTTATTCTACCATGCTGATTACGTTGATCCCCACTGGAACAGACGTATGAACCGTGAGGTCCAATTGGGTAGACATATATTCTACACAATGGACAGTTAACCCAAGACTATATACACACACAAACTAAGGAGGTTTGATATGGAACTAAATGCTCTCGGCATTATCGCAATCGTGTTTGTTGCAGTCGTATTTGTCCTTGTTACGAAAGCCGCAAATAATGCGGAAGATCGACTTGAAGAGGTAGATGGTGAACCAGCTTTTGATTTACCACCTAAACCCTTAGAAGATATGACGAAGGCCGAACTTCTGGAGGTTGCAGATGAATGCAACATCGCAGGAGTCAGATCCCGAATGCGAAAAGCAGAAGTATTCGAACTCGTTCGCAAAAATTTTGGTGTTTAAGAAAGGGGGCTAATGCCCCCTTCTTTTTCTTGACAGATTGTACCGTATGGTGTACAATGTGATTTTTATTATGGAGAAACCTATATGCGTGATGAATTCCTCTGGGTTGAGAAGTATCGTCCTCGAACTGTCTCTGACACGATCCTTCCGTCTGAACTCAAACAAGTATTTACCAAGGTAGTTGCGGGCGGTGAAATTCCTAACATGTTGTTCTCTGGCACTGCTGGTACTGGTAAGACCACTGTCGCACGTGCAATATGTGATGAACTTGGACTCGATTACATCGTCATCAATGGTAGCGAGGAGGGGAACATCGATACCCTTCGTGGGAAGATTAAACAGTTTGCATCTTCCATATCTCTGAGTGGTGGGTACAAGGTTGTCATTCTAGACGAGGCAGATTACCTCAATCCTCAATCAACACAACCCGCACTCCGTGGGTTCATCGAAGAGTTCTCTTCTAACTGTCGGTTCATCCTGACCTGTAACTTCAAGAACCGTGTCATCGAACCCCTACACTCTCGTTGTTCTAATTACGAGTTTAACTTCAACAAGAAGGTTCAGGCGCAACTCTGTTCGGAGTTCATGAGACGTGCGGATGATATCCTCAAGACTGAGGGTGTCGCCTATAACAAGGATACTCTCGCACAAGTTATCATGCGTCACTCTCCAGACTGGAGACGTGTACTCAATGAGTTGCAACGTCACTCTATCTCTGGTCAACTGGAAACTACAGTTATCATTAATGACGCAAATGAGAACTACAGTCTCTTGTTCCGTTCCCTCAAAGAGAAGAACTTCAAGACCATGCGGTCATGGGTGGTCAACAACATGGACGTAGAACCCGCCGCAGTGTTTCGTGGGATCTATGACTTGATGAACGAATATGTTGCACCACAGTCTATTCCACAACTCGTATTGATCCTCGCTGATTATCAATACAAGAATGCGTTCGTGGCAGATCATGAACTTAACCTAGTCGCCTGTATGACTGAGATCATGGCAAACGTGGAGATTAAATGATGAGTAAAGATCGATTTGATTTAGAACAATCTATCATGGAATGTTGGAATGTCACCGAAGATATTAATATGGTGACCGAACATTTTATGGACAGTCCTAAGTGGGAACATATACCACCTGATGTTGCGGATGCTATGTGTAACAAGTATCTTGGTATCAAGGAACTTTATGAGATTCGTTTTCAAAGGTTGTGGGATACCTTTACAGAATGTTTCGATCTAGATAGGAATTCTAGAGGAGAGAATCTACGTGAGTAAGTTTGATAGAAATTTGCACTGGACAACGGAGTGGAGTGAGAAAGTCTTATTGGGTATTATAGGTACACTCACCTTTGGCGCTGCAATACAATACCTGTATGGTATGTACATGAACCTGTCAATTGAACTGTCAGATCTGTTCATGTTGTTTATCTACGCAGAGGTTCTAGGTATGGTTGGTGCGTTCTATAGTACTACACGTATTCCCGTAACCCTACCTATCATTATTGCGATTACCGCACTGTGTCGATTAATCATCCTACATAGTAAGGAGATGCAGGAGATGCAACTACTCGCTGAGGGTGGGGCGATTCTAATTCTATCTGCTGCGGCATACTTGATGTCACTAAAGGACAAACTCAGTTTAGAAAAGATGAGGATTCGTGATGGACAAGATGAAGAGAATTTGGTTTAAGGCTCTTGGAGAAAAGTCTGGGAGTACAGACGAAGAATCGGATGCAGTCGCTTGGGTGAGAACCATCCTAATACTGCAAGCCGTTGCGACTAACTGTTTCATTATAAGTGGAGTGTTAAGACATTGGTAGAAGATAAGAAAGGGTTTAGTCCCCAAGAAGACGTTGATGTCTTCATGATGGCGGCAGAACAACCCATGCGGTATGAGTTACCCCAAAACCCTGAGATGATGTTCGAAGAGGATCAGTCTAGACTCTACATGGATCTGGTTGAAGAAGAGTTCAATGAAATCAAAGAAGCGTTTGCGAATCAAGACATCGTTGAGGTTGCGGATGGTATCGCAGATACGGTGTGGGTATTGATGGGTTTATCCAGTACTCTGGGTATAGATTTCTATAAAGTGTGGGAGGCGGTATTCCAATCCAACATGAGTAAAGTGGTCGAAGGTAAGTTGATTAAAAATCCCGAAACTGGTAAAGTCATGAAACCGGATAGTTACTTCCCCCCGAAGATAAGGGAGGCATTGGGTCTTGAAGAAGAGACACCTGACTAAGGCAGTAACTTGGAGGATAATCGCTAGTACTACAACCGCATTGATTGCATGGATGTTCGGTCTACCCCCGTCCGCAATCGGAGCGGTATTCTTTGTAGACCTAGTATTAAAATTCGGATTGTACTACGGACACGAACGTGTTTGGTATAAGTACATAAGATATGGAGTGGAAGAAAAATGAATAAGTGGGATGCTGCTCATATGACCTCTGCGGAAGTCTACGCAAACCTTTCGTCTGCAAGACGGGCGAAGGTTGGTTGTGTTATTGTGAAGGACAACCGCATCGTGTCTATCGGGTATAATGGTATGCCTAGTGGTTGGGATAATAACTGTGAGTATGGTCTTGATGCAGAACCGACGATCCTGAGAACCAAACCCGAAGTGTTACATGCAGAGACCAATGCAATTGCAAAGGTCGCCCGTAGTAACGAGTCTTGTGAAAACGCATCCTTGTATACTACGGTTGCCCCCTGTTTGGACTGTGCAAAACTTATCTACCAGTCTGGAATATCGAAAGTGTTTTGGAGAAACGAGTATCCACGTGGAGAACTGGGTCTAAAGTTTCTTTCAAAGTGTGATATAGAAGTAACCCAAATATGACAACCGCAGATGATTTATATGCAAAAGAACTGAGAAAGGTTCTGCGGCATCGCCTCAGGGGAACGATGACCCCCATAGAAAATGTCTTGTACTTCCCAAACAACATCGATGTTAGGATATGTCCTAAGAATGGTATGAGTAGTTTGAAGTGGGCTATGTTGTATGTCTACGGTGTCCCACAAGATCAGTCTGATCGTGTGAGTCTGACTATGGGTACGAAAGTTTGGAGGATGGAAGATATTAAGAAACATGGACATAAACCAGACTTACCTTTTCGTAAGGACAGTTACAAAACTTGTGTTTCAAGAGATCCCATCAAAAGGTTCATGTCCGCATGTGAGTATATCAAGACTGAGTATGCGAGCTCGGCGGAGATGTTGTCAACTTCGAAGTCATTAACTGTCGAACAACTAGAACGTTTGTCGAGACTCTCAGATGTAAACCCACTTCCAGATTCTTTGGATGATATTATAGACGGTGTGTGGACTGGTGAAATACATAACTCACACTTCTTTACGCAGACATACTTTCACGGTAACCGTGGTCAGTATAACAAGATTTGGAGTATGAGTGATTTCAAACGGATGATGGAATGGCTCAGAACCGAAACCAAGTGCAGTAGAAAGATTGATAAGATACATTCGAACTATACATCCGGTCAATGGTTTGGAGGCGTTGAACTCTTGACACCAGACCAGAAAAAACGTATAATGCGTATTTACGAAGAGGATTATGATTATGGATGGACAGAAGATTAGTCCGTTTGATTTCTTGAATAGTATCAACACTACCAAGAAAAACCTCATGATAGGAACAGACGAAGAGAAGCAGTACGTACCCTTCGTAGTAAACCGTACACTGTCGTACTTTCAAGACACGGTTGGTCTTGCGAATGCGATGAACATTCACCATCATATTGACAACCGTCTACAATATGACTTTTTTATAAATATCGTTAGGAAACGAAAACGTTTCTCTAAGTGGGTTAAACCAACCACTTACAATGACGTGGAAGTAATCAAAGAGTATTATGGCTACAACGATGAGAAAGCCCGCCAAGTAATACCCTTACTGTCTTCCCAACAACTAGAGTTTATAAAAAATAAGGTGAATAAAGGTGGAAGAAAATAAGTTAGTCGAATGGAATCCAACGAAAATGTTGGAAGTCACTCTGAGGGAACCAGATGACTTTTTGAAAGTGAGAGAAACCTTGACCCGCATTGGAGTAGCGTCTCGTAAAGAAAAGAGGTTGTTTCAGTCCTGCCACATTCTACACAAACAGGGTAGGTACTTTATCGTACATTTCAAGGAACTGTTTATGTTAGACGGTAAGAAGTCTAATCTAGAGTTGACAGACGTGCAACGAAGAAACACAATCGCAACTCTATTGCAGGACTGGGGACTCGTAGATATTCACAACAGGGAAGTCGCACAAGATTGTGCACCAATGAGACAGATCAAAATTATTGGTTTTAAGGATAAGGACGAATGGGAGTTGTGTCCTAAGTACAATATCGGAAACAAGTAATGGGATTAGTTGGCCTGTTGGCGGTGTTCATGTGTCCTATGGTGTTTGGTGGAATAACCTTCTACTACTCATGGAAGGTCGTACATGAAAGAGAGTATGGTAATGAAAGTTGATATATTTGAGGGTAAGGATGAGTACATTGCATCTAAAACCCCGTTCTTTGGTAAGTTGGATGAGGGTCTCGCTGAGGCGTATGACTGGAACCAACATATGGATCTGTTAGACTGGCATCCTCAAGAAATGATAGATTCTAACAGTACGAAGTTCCGTATTGGTCTTAACAGTTTTCATCTGAGACCTTCCGCTCCTGAATTTGCAAAAGAGATTGTCGATCAGATGACTGAGACTTTCTCTCTGCATGGAGACAAAAGAAAAATCACCAACATTGCGTTTACTGGATTCGGTCAAGAGTCGGATAGTTATCCTTGGCATAAGGATTCTATGGACGTGTTTTTAGTACAAGTTATTGGAACCGTGGGACTTCGTGTCGAAGGACACAACAACGATGAGGAGTTCGACTTCTCGCCTGGCGATTACGTCTGGTTACCAAGAGGAACCCATCACCAAGTTCTTCCAAGAACAAGTCGTTGTACGTTCTCGTTCGGTGTAGAAGGGGATCCGGACCCAGCGATATACTTTTAGTAATCCGATCCGTCTGGGTTTATCGTTTTGTGAACAAACGCGATAGACGGTACTACTACCCTATCTAGTACACGAAGTCTGACTGTATCCGTGTCGGTGTCCGAATCGTTGACGGGAGTTGTTGGTATACTGTGTGTACTATCCGAATCGACTAATGTCAATAAGTGAGGCGCTCCAACAATAGTGAAGTCCGAATCGGTAGTAGTAATATAAACTGCACCGTCTACTATATTTGTCAAAGAATCATATCCACCACCCTGTAGAGTAAGCGTTCCACCATTCTCGTCTTTTGTTCCCGTTATAATGGTTCCTGTCTTACCACTAAAGGTTATTGTATCGGATATCACCTGAACACCATTAATATCGACATTGACCCAACCCATTTGACGGGGTACTGCAACTTGGATGGGAGGATTTTGCCAAGACATAGTTCCCTTGTCAGAATCCCACATAAGAGACTTACCTTTACCAGTTGAGCCCGGACTACTGTCTAGTGCGTAAAGGGATGCACCACTATCCACTAGACCATGCATGTTATTGAATGTATATTTTTTCGGTTGGGGCATTGACAAAAAATCCTCGTTGTGTTATAGTTTTGCAATACTATTTAGTATATATAGCAGTGTACATGCGGATAGTCCGGTGTACATTAGTCTTGCTTAAAAAAGGAGATACAACATGACTAATCTTAAAGCGAATACGCTCTTCCCTCGTGCATCTTTTGTGGGGTTTGACCACCTGTTTCAAGAACTTGATTGGGTTGCCAAACACGCTACTGATACGTACCCACCTCACAATATAGTGAAGGTATCTGATGACGATTATCTAATCGAAGTCGCATGTGCAGGGTTTACTTTGGACGATTTGGAGATCGAACAGGACGAACGGACATTGACCGTAACTGGTCAACAGGAAGTTCCTGCTGAACGTGAATACCTACATAAAGGTATCTCGCAGAAGAAGTTCAAGAGAGTGTTTAGACTGTCAGAATACGTCTTTGTTGACGGTGCTTCTTTGACGGACGGAATCCTGTCTATCCAGTTGAAGTTTGAACTTCCCGAAGAGAAGAGACCTCGTAAGATCGATATTTCATAAATCTAACGAGGAGAAAATTATGAAAACTGACCTAGTAGAACGGGTCGGTGAGGCAGTGATGTGTTTGTGGGTAGTCGCAATCATGGTCACGGCTTTCCAGCCCCTAGTATAAAAAGACAGGGGGGTGAAAGTCCCCCCACTCGTGAGGAATGATGAAGGTATACCAAATTGTAATGAAGGGTGATGAGAGATCGGAGAAGTACGCCGAACTCAGTAAGTTATCTTTTCAGAACCTTATAGATGATGGCACGTTGGACTGGAACGTGTTTGATGCGATCACTCCAGAACACCCTGACTTCGAAGAACACGTTGCGAAGTACGATTGGAGACCATCCCTCGCCAGACTGGATGCGGGGAAACAACCTCAAGATCATTCCCCAACAGAGAAAGCGGGAATGTGTTCTCACTGGGAGTTGATGCGTCAACAAGGTGCAACCGGAGAACGGTTCCTAGTTATGGAACATGATACGTATCTATGGCCTCAACATGAAAACGAATTCCGCAACCTACTCACGTACATTCACGCAAAAAATATAATCTACGCAAACATAGGTTTGTTCATGGGGTGTTATACCTTCAAACCGTTTTGTGCAGCGTGGCAGTACAGACTACTAACCGAACAAAAGTTCTGGATTAACTGTGGTCCTTATGGTGTACTAGAGAGACTATTCAAGAACTACGTTGATCACTTCTTGTCAAAACAAGATAAGAGTCGTATACCTGAGAACTACATCATCCACCCTTGGTCTAACGGAGACACCTTGTATTTTGGTAGAGACATACATTTACCATACAATCACCGTGACCCCGATCCAATGCAGTCAGTCAAAAACCCGACAACGCAGATGGTGTCTAAGTCTCTCGCCGTGACTCAGGACCATCATGGTTATCCAGACATACACATAGAACAACCTTGGACTCGTTCAGATCAATTTAAAGTTATCCCTTGACAGAAGACGCCCTACTGTTATATAATACAACCCTACTGAAAAAAGGCGCACCATGAATCAACCAATGTTTTACACTTCCGTGGTCCGGTACGGCAGTAACATCCTGTTCCGTGGGTTTGCGGAGAACGGAAAAAAACTTCAAACCAAAGTCCCCTACAAACCTACCCTGTACGTGCAGTCCGACAAGAGACAATCGGGGTGGAAGGCGATTGACGGTACTTCTGTCGAACCCCTCAAGTTTGACTCCATGAAGGAGGCGACTGAGTTCCAGAAACGTTACGAGGACGTACCCAACTTCAAGGTCTACGGGATGAACAACTTCGTGTCTCAGTTCATTGCAGACATGTTCCCTACCCCTATCGAATTCAACCGTGACTGGATCGATGTGTGCACCATCGACATTGAGGTCGCATCTGACGAAGGGTTCCCCGAACCCGACAAGGCAGATCATCCGGTCATCGCCATCACTATCAAGAACCCCAACGGTCCCTATCGCGTCTGGGGTCTGTATGACTACAATGCGGGTGAGGATGTGATCTACGAGAAGTGCGACTCCGAAGCGCAACTCCTCATGAAGTTCGTCGATCACTGGTTCCGTAACCAACCCGACATCGTGACCGGATGGAACACACGATTCTTCGACATTCCCTATCTGGTCAACCGTATTGGTAAAACCATTGGCGCGGACATGGTGAAGAAACTTTCACCGTGGGGTCTGGTACGTGAAGGTAACGTAACCATCAACGGAAAGAAACAACAGGAGTACACCCTCGAAGGTATCCAACACCTCGACTATCTAGAAATCTTCAAGAAGTTCACCTACAACACTCTGGGTCAACAGGAGTCCTATCGACTGGACCACATCGCCCACGTAGTACTGGGTGAGGGTAAACTATCCTACGAAGAACACGGTACACTGTACTCCCTGTACAAGACTGACTTCCAGAAGTTCATTGACTACAACATCAAGGACGTGGAACTGGTCGAGAAACTCGACGAGAAACTTGACCTGATCTCTCTGGTCCTGACCATGGCGTATCGCGGTGGTGTGAACTACAACGACACGATGGGGACCACAAACATCTGGGACACCATCATCTACCGCATCTTGAACGAACAGAAAGTTGCAGTACCACCCAAGGTCGAGAAGGTCAAGACATCGTATCCAGGCGGATACGTCAAGGAACCTCAAGTCGGTTCCCATGACTGGGTGACATCGTTCGACTTGAACTCACTGTACCCGAACATCATTGTCCAGTACAACATGTCACCTGAGACTGTCCTTGATGGTTTCTACAATGACGTGTCCGTGGACGCATTCCTTTCCGGCGACATCGATGTGTCCGGTAGTCCTTTCTCTGTCGCACCTACCGGAATTAAGTTTACTCACGAACGTGAGGGTGTGATCCCCAACATCATTAAGAAATACTATGACGAACGCCGTGTGGTCAAGAAGGAGATGTTGCGACTACAACAAGAATACCAGAACAATCCCACACGGGAACTGGACAACAAGATCACGTCACTGAACAACCAACAGATGGCGATCAAGATTCTGATGAACTCACTCTACGGTGCGTTGGGTAATCGGTGGTTCCGATACTTTGACCAACGTGTTGCGGAGTCGATCACCCTTGCGGGACAACTCGCAATCAAGTGGGCGGAACGTGCGGTCAACGATGAGATGCAAAAACTTCTCAAGACGGAAGAAGACTACGTTGTTGCAATTGACACCGACTCTGTTTACATTCGGATGGGTGATCTTGTTGACAAGTTCAACCCGAAGGATCCTGTAAAGTTCCTTGACAAGATTTGTTCCGAACACTTCGAGAAAGTATTGTCTAAATCCTATGCGGAGATGGCGAGAGTCACCAGTGCAATGGTCAACCGTATGGAGATGGGACGCGAGGTAATCGCAGACCGTGGTATCTGGATGGCGAAGAAACGTTACATCCTCAACGTGCACAACAACGAGGGTGTGCAGTACGCACAACCCAAACTCAAGTTGATGGGTATCGAAGCGGTCAAGTCATCTACGCCTCAGGTTGTGCGTGACAAGTTTCAAGAAATCTTTCGGGTCATCATAGAAGGTACTGAGTCAGACACACAGTCCTTTATTGGGAACTTTAAGACCCAATTTGGGACTCTTCCTCCCGAAGACGTGTCGTTCCCTCGTGGGGTTTCGGAGATCACCAAGTGGCAGGATCGACAGACCGTCTACAAGAAGGGTTGTCCTATCCACGTGCGTGGTGCACTGGTCTACAACGATACGGTTAAGAAGAACGCACTTGACAAGAGGTACGTCTACGTCCAGAACGGAGAGAAGATCAAGTTCGTCTACCTGAAGATGCCCAACCGTCTGGGTGAGAACGTGGTGTCGTTCCCCTTGAACCTACCCAAGGAGTTCGGGTTGCATGACTTCATCGACTATGACATGATGTTCCGGAAGACGTTCCTAGATCCTCTCGAACCAATCCTTGATGCAGTCGGGTGGGCGGCAGAACCACGTGCAACCCTAGAAGACTTTTTCTCTTGACAGAAACCGCGAAGATTTGTTATGATGTGTCTATGTTTGAACTAACACTATTCCGCAATCAGTTTGATAACAAGACTCACAATCGGGTCCAGTTCGATTCGTGGGATAAATTTGTTAAGTGGTTGTATCGCATATCACAAGTGAAAGGAGAGAAGGGTGGAAATAATTCTAGTCCTCTTATTAGTCCTGCTGTTTTCGAAATGGGTTCGAAACGTTCTAATAAATCTACTAGTCATTGGGGTGGTTGGTGCGCTGTTGATGTTGATGATCACAATTTTGGTGTGGATCTTTCAACCCTTGAGCGAAGACTGCAAGATCAATTCGGAGGATACGACTATGTTGTGTACAATACTGCGTCAAGTAGATCAGACAACCTCAAGTTTCGGATCGTCTTCCGACTCGACGAACCCGTCGAAAACGAAAGGATCAAATCCTTCTGGTATGCTCTGAATACAGAACTAGGTGAGATCGGAGATCCTCAGACAAAAGACCTTGCACGTATGTACTATGTGCCGGCGCAGTATCCTAACGCAACATCTTTCTTCTTTGCGAACTCTGGTTCTGCACTCAACGTATCTGAGTTGATTGCAAAACATCCTTACCACGAGAAGACAGGTAATTCTTTCCTAGATAGATTACCAGAAAGTTTACAGAAGGCAGTGATAGAACATCGTAAGTCCCAACTGGACAACACTAACATAGTATGGACATCGTATCACGATTGTCCGTTCTGGCCTAAGTCGTTAGGTGCGGAATATATACAGATCAGTGGTGCAGGCTGGTATCACAAAATGTATCAGATCATGGTCGCTGTTGCGGGCCGCGCAACAGAAAGTAACTATCCCATAACTGCACAACAGATTGCGGATATGTGTAAACAGTTCGACGCTGAAACTGGTAACTGGTACGAGAACAGACCTCTCATTGTAGAGGCCGACAGAGCATTGGAGTACATTTACCGAAATGGATAATAAAAGAATATTAGTCACCGGAGCTGCAGGGTTCATAGGATCTCAGTTGTGTCTAAGACTCACAGGAATGGGTCATGATGTTATTGGATGCGATAACTGGAACAGTCATCTCTATGATCCTTGGTTGAAAGTTAAAAGACATACTAACTTTGGTATGCAGATCATGGACATGGACATACGTGATGAACTGATGCTGGGTAACCTTTTAAACGATCAACGTTTGATACCGGATGTTGTGGGCGAACCCTTTGACTATGTTATACATCTCGCCGCACACGCAGGGGTGCGTGACTCGTTTGGGAAAGAATCAGAGTATCACTCAAACAACATTGATGGTACACAGAACCTAATTAATCTGTTCGAAAACTACAGTCCCCAAACAAAATTCATCTATGCATCTACCAGTTCTGTATATGGAGGAACTCCTATTTCAGAGAATGGGTGGAAGGAAGACTTTGTTCAGGCGCACCAACTTAACGCCTATGCATATACCAAATACATCAACGAGTGTCAGTTCGGAATTTCCAAGTTGTTTAGTACAGGACTACGTTTCTTTACCGTGTACGGACCTTGGGGTAGACCAGACATGGCACTCTTCCAATTTACGAAATCAACCCTTGACGGAACGCCAATAAAGGTGTATAATTATGGGGATATGAAGCGGGACTTCACCTACATCGATGATATCCTTGACGGGATCTGCATCGTTTTGGCGAACGTGGAATCTGGAGTCATTTCCAATAATGAGATATTTAATATTGGTAGAGGCGAACAGGTTCAACTGATGGACTTCATCTCAGAGATTGAGAAGAACGTTGGTAAGGAAGTTACGAAGGAGATGGTTGCGAAACATCCCGCCGATACAAAAGAGACGTGGAGTAACACAGACAAACTTCAAAAACTAGGATATACACCGAAGGTCAGTATTGCAGAAGGTGTTGCAAAATTCTATGAGTGGTACAAAAATTTTTATGACGTAGAGGAGACATAATAATGGCAGATAATTTTGATGACTTTGTTCCGAAGACTTCGGACGGTCCATCTCAGGCAGACAAACAGAAACCTATTAGTCCGGATAACCCTTTCAAGTTGGGTATTGTCGGTCATGGGTTTGTAGGTAAGGCAGTAGAGTATGCATTCCTACATCCACTAGTGGACTTGCAGATTGCAGATCCAAAGTATGGTCCAGAGGCATCCATCGATGCGATGGTTGAGTTCGAACCACACTGTGTGTTTGTGTGTGCACCCACACCCATGAACCCCGACAGTGGATTTGTTGATGCATCTATCGTAGAGGATGCGGTACTCAAACTGATCGAACACACCGAGTCTCTTGTTGTTGTCAAATCAACAATCACTCCGGACGTTATTGATCGACTCTACAACTCTATGTTTGAGGACGGTATTGATCGTTTCGTGTACAACCCTGAGTTCCTTACGGAGAAGTCGGCAGAGGAACAGTTTGTAAATGCAGAGTTCCACGTACTTGGTGGTAGTGAACGTGCAACTGCCGAACTGGTAGAAATCTATGACGTGTTCAGTCTGTGTAAGTCTAACGAGTACTTCCGCATGGCGGCCGCAGAGGCATCGTTCGTGAAGTATGCAATCAACACTTACCTTGCAACTAAGGTTACCTTCTTTAACCAACTGTATGACCTGATCAATGCGTGGGGTTGTTCTTACAACATCGTTACACGTGCGGTTGGCCGAGATCCTCGTGTTGGTGTTGGACACACCCGTGTGCCGGGTTATGACCGCAAACGTGGGTTTGGTGGTGCATGTTTACCCAAGGATGCAACCGCATTCTTAAAGTTCTCTGAGGCAGAGGACCAAGAGGGTAACAAGATTAGTTTCGATTTAATCGAAAAAGTCCTTGACATAAACAGCCGATATCGTGCATACTATGAGCTAGATGAACGAGAGAAAGCGAACAATATTACTTTTGGAGATGTGAATAATGAGCGTGATGGACAAACTGAAGAAGAACTCGAAGATCAAGACAACGGAGGTACTGTCGGAGAGTAAGTTCTTCACTGAGAAAGATATGGTCCCAACCAACGTTCCTATGGTGAACGTTGCACTATCCGGATCTGTCAACGGTGGAGTTACGCCAGGCCTTACGGTACTTGCGGGTCCATCCAAACACTTCAAGACCTCATTCGCCTTGTTGATGGCGGGTGCATATCTGGAGGCAAAGAAAGATGCGGTATTACTATTCTATGATAGTGAGTTCGGTTCCCCCCAATCTTATTTCCAACAGTTTGGAATTGACACTGATCGGGTGCTTCACACTCCTATCACGAATGTAGAAGAACTCAAGTTTGACTTGATCAGTCAACTCGAAGAGTTGGATCGCAACGATGATGTAATCGTAGTGATCGACTCAATCGGTAACCTTGCATCCAAGAAAGAACTTGAGGATGCAATCAACGAGAAGTCTGTTGCAGACATGTCACGTGCGAAGGCACTGAAGGGTCTGTTCCGTATGTGTACACCATACCTCGCAATGAAGAACATTCCTATGTTGGCGGTGAACCATACGTACAAAGAGATCGGTCTCTTCCCCAAAGATATTGTGGGTGGTGGTACTGGTATCTATTACAGTGCAGACAACATCTGGATCCTTGGACGCCAACAGGATAAAGTTGGTACAGAGATCAAGGGTTACCACTTTGTGATCAATGTGGAGAAGAGTCGATATGTTAAAGAAAAGTCTAAGATTCCTATTTCTGTGTCTTGGGAAGGTGGTGTACAGCGTTATAGCGGTCTTCTGGATGCTGCTCTTGTTGGTGGTTATGTCACTAAGCCTAGTAATGGTTGGTATTGTCGCGTTGATAGAGAAACTGGAGAGTTACTTGACCCGAAGGTTCGTCTGACTCAAACTCTGGAAGAAGAGTTCTGGACTCCGATCTTTGAGTTCACAGACTTCGCAGACTTCCTAGAGAAACAGTACAAGATTGGACTACCTCAACAGGTTGATATGGATGCGATAGTCGATGCCGAAGAAACTTAATGTAGATAAGGTCTCTGAGGGGATTGATTATAAGTTGATCCCCGTCGAAGACTCTCCTAATGATCAGGCGTGGGACATACGTATTCTACGTGGTGATTTCACTGAAACCGTTATTCGTTATGGAAATGTTGCATTCAATGAAATTCAGGATTGCCTTACATTCAATTATAAGGTGGTATTCTCACCTGATCCTTTATTGACATCTGATGACATTCAACTTCAGGAATATGCAGCAGACATTCTGGAGGACATTCTAGAAACCGCCTTCAATGAAGGGTGGGCAATCGCACAGCCGAGGACTTGATGGATATAAACCTAGAACAAACTATACTTCGCAACTTAGTAACGAATGATGAGTATGCGAGGAAGGTTGCAGCATTCGTATCACCGGACTATTTCGAAGGGGTCTATCGTAATCTCTTCAAAGAGTTCACCAAGTTCATTGCCAAGTACAACAAACTTCCGACTATGGAATCCTTCAAGATTGAGATCGATGAGGGTGACCGACTGTCGGATGAACAGTACCGACATGCAATGGAGATTTTGCCCAACATCTTTTCTTTTGAAGAGGTAGACGTAAATTGGTTGGTTGACCGTACAGAGAAGTGGTGTCAAGACCGTGCGGTATTCAATGCAGTCATGGAGTCTATATCCGTAATTGATGGTAAACACAAAACACTAAGTAAGAATGCGATACCGGAGATCCTGAGTAAGGCGCTCGCAGTTAGTTTCGATACCAATATTGGACACGACTATATTGAAAACGTAGACCAACGATATGAGTTCTACCACCAGAAAGAAGAAAGACTTCCGTTCGATCTGGAATACTTTAATTCCATCACTAAGGGTGGTCTACCTAATAAGACCCTCAACATTGCACTTGCAGGTACGGGTGTCGGTAAAAGTCTTTTCATGTGTCATTGTGCTGGAGCTTCCTTGTCTCAGGGAAAAAATGTCCTTTACATCACTATGGAGATGGCTGAAGAACGAATCGCGGAACGTATCGATGCGAATCTACTCAACGTAGCGATTGACCAGTTAGAGAACATGTCGAAGGATATGTTCCGTGATCGGGTTGGAGAACTCGCACGTAAGACTCAGGGTAAGTTGATAATCAAGGAGTACCCTACCGGACAGGCGAACACTTCACACTTCCGTGCTTTGTTGAACGAACTGAAACTGAAGAAGAAGTTTACTCCGGATATTGTCTTCATCGATTACTTGAACATCTGCGCCTCTTCTCGTATGAAGGGTATGGGTGGTGCAATTAACTCTTACTCTTATATCAAGAGTATTGCAGAAGAGATCCGTGGACTGGCAGTGGAGTTCAATGTTCCTATCGTCTCTGCAACTCAGACTACACGATCTGGTTACTCAAACGATGATGTGGGTCTCGAAGATACCTCTGAGTCTTTTGGTCTACCCGCAACCGCAGACTTCATGTTCGCTCTGATCTCTAACACTGAACTAAACTCTCAGGGTAAGATCCTCGTAAAACAGTTGAAGAACCGTTACAACGATCCCACAGTGAATCAGAAATTTGTTGTAGGGGTTGACAGATCGAAAATGAGACTGTATGATTGTGAACAGTCTTCGGAAGAAGAAGGTGAAGTAGTAGATGACCGTCCAGCGTTTGACAAGTCATCTGCGGGAGAACGTCTCAGTGCCGAGAGGTTCAATTTATTTAAGGTATAAATCATGTTTGACAATTGGGAAATTGCAGTGGTCGCCACATTCTTGTTGTGGGCGAGTCACACTATAGGTTACCGATCCGGAATCAAAGCCGGCACTCTCATTGGAATTGAGAACGCACTACAATGGTTGCACGATAATGACTGTCTCGACAAAGACAAGGTTGACTGGGATGACCTCACTTAGAGAACTTATCAAGGTATACGATAATGTTCTCAATGAAGATGTATGTGCACGTTACGTAAGAATTTTCAAGAACAATAAGAAATCGGTCACGTCTTACAAGACTGGTGGTTACCACTTTGACCAATTGGACCTGAACGAGAGCGTTCCTTCTGAGTGCCAGTACGTCTACACCAAACTGTTACCCATCTATAGAAGTTATATTCAAGAGTGTGGTGCGGAGAACTATCTAAAGGTGACAGCGATGGAGGCGTTGCGTATAAAGAAGTACGCAAAGAAATCCACTCAGGAGTTTCAAACCCACGTTGACGTTACGGATTATCCGACAGCTCGTAGAGCGGCTGTCGCAATCATATACCTTAACAACAACGATGGTTCAACTATGTTCCCCGCATTAGATGTTGACGGGGGTGATTTAGAAATCAGACCAAAGACCGGACGTGTCGTTGTCTTCCCACCCATGTGGATGTTTCCCCATGCAGGACTGACACCTAATGATCACGATAAGTACATCATGATGACATGTCTACATTACCAATAAGGAGAGTAAAATGAGTGAGGTTAACCTTGTGGGTCTCACTACTCCTAGTGCTAGCACTGGGTGTCACACGGCGGAGGAGTTGGTTGCATACGCCGCAAGAGTTTCAAACCCGATCAATCAGAACAACGCATTGACCGCACCGAAACTTCTGAAGTATCTGATCAAACATAAACACTGGTCTCCCTTCGAGATGGTGTCAGTAACGATGGAGATCAAGACAACACGTGACATTTCACGTCAGATTGTTCGACACCGTTCGTTTTCATTCCAAGAGTTCTCTCAACGGTATGCGGAGAGTGACACCTTTAATCTACGAGAGGCGAGGTTGCAAGATCCTAAGAACCGACAGAACTCTATCGAACTGGATGACATTGATGATTTTGGAAAGGGTGGTAACAAGACCCCTAATGAACGACTCTACGAACAGTGGAACATGAAACAGTCCGAAGTTATCAACAAGGCGAGACAGGCGTATGAGTGGGCCCTGAACCAAGGTATTGCAAAGGAACAGGCCCGTGCGGTATTACCGGAGGGTAACACTAAGACAACTTTGTACATGTCCGGTACTCTGAGGTCTTGGATCCATTACTGTGATCTACGCATGGCGAATGGTACTCAGAAAGAACACATCGATATTGCGAAAAAGGCATGGGCGGTAATCGGTGCACACTTTCCATCTGTAGTGGAGGCGTTAGACTAATGGAACAATTTGCCGGTTGGATGTTTTTGATTACGTTGGCGATTGTCAATACTGTTGTGTACATGTTGATAGATGGTTATTTCAAAGGTGACATCGAAGGAGTTAAGGACGATGATATATACGACGAAAGTATTTGAAGACAGCGATGGATATCAATGTTTGGAATTTTCTGATGAGATGATGGAAGCGCTCGATTTGAAAGTTGGTGACCAGATCGTTTGGGAACAAAATAAGATTACTGGTCAGTGGAGTTTTAGGAAACAAGATGGAAGTTCAGATACGGAATAAAGACTTTCTCGCAACCCTCAACCATTTCAAAGATGAGTTCTTTAAGGTTGACGGGTACGAGGATCCAAAGTACTTCATGTACTCTTCTGAAGAGGACAGACAAAACGGACAGTACCTTACAAGCGAAGAGTTCTTGAGAGAGGTTTCTCTTAAGGGTGATCCTGTAGGTCCGCCAGATAGACACTATGCACAACCGATTGCGTCTATGGTACGAAGGGATCCGGAAGTCTGGAGTTCGTACATGAATATGGTCAAGTACGAGTTCGCATCTGAGATAGGGGCGCACACCAGTGCACTGTTGTCGTATTACCCGCCAGGCGGTTTCGTAGGTTGGCATACCAACTGGGACGCTACCGCATATCAAGTTCTGTTCACTTGGTCTGAGGGTGATGGTTACTTCACTTATTATGATATCAAGAAAGATGAAGTGGTGACCATACCAGACGTACCAGGCTGGCAGTGCAGACACTATTACTTTGGACCCAAAGAGGAACCTGATAATTTGTGTTGGCACGCCGCATATGCAGGAGGTAAACGGATTACCCTCGCATATAAATTCTGTGGGTATGGTGAAAATGATCCTCGTGATGAGAAGGCGAGACAGTTACGTGACATGTTAATTGAGGAGATTGAGAGTGATTAATCGGAGTTTACTTCGAGAACAACTTCTGGTTAGAAACGTCCATAGGGGACGTGCTAGTGAACACAACAAAGAAGAGTTTGTCGAACTAATTGATAAGTGGAAGTGCTATCTCCATAACGAGGTGGGTATCCAGAAGGGTGACATATGTGCGATTGGTTGTGTCACCAACAAAACAAATTTTCACGCCTTTGTTTTTGCACTTGCAGAACTGGGTGTTGTTATGTTTCCGGGCCACCTGCCTTGGAACAGAGACATCCTAGTTGATGGTGCAATCCCTCTTCTCAAACCTGAACTACTTGTGATAGATGAAGAGGCTTCTCGCATGTGTGAGGGTATCATACCTGACTACCTTGTACATGAAATGGAGAGTTACGGTAACACTGGGTGTCTGATTAACATCGATGATGTTGACCTAGACTCTTATGAAGGAGGTGAGGTGCCTGGCATCTTATCCGGACCCCATGATCTTCTATACATCTCGTATGATGACGGACTGGAAGATGACAGTTTCAATTTCAGGTACTACACACATAAAGAGGTCGCCGCACTCTCTGCACGTAACGGTGCAATATTTAATCTAAAAGACACTCGTGCAATCCACACCTTCAATTTCATTCACGCAGAATCTTTCATGACGTATTTCCTACCGGCTTACATCTACTGTACGGAACATCTGTTAATGAATTTCTGGGACAGGTTGTCCATGTGGAACCCCGTGTTCACAAACTTTGTTGTGTCTGTCATGGAGGAAGAGGGTAAGAAACAAGTCATGATCAAGAACGAGGAGACCCTTGAAAACATGGTCGCTCGTATGTCTAAAAAATCTAGGAGAGATGTGACATTCATTTACCCCTATGGTGAGTTCACGGAGAACCTACACCGTATTATAAAGAAGTGGGATCTAAGAGTTGCGATCCTAAGTGGAGAAAAGAGGGCGCAGGCGTTTAATCTGTTCTGCAAGGTGGTTGACAAAAAGACACCGTTCGAAGAGGGTAACGTAGGAAAACCCCTTGACAACTTCTATAATATTTTGTATAATGAAAGGGAAAAGGTCGCACTGGTTCGTGCAAAACCGTGTAGAGAATTCGTGCAACTTTCTCATTTTTATGACAAGAACGAGGCGGGTGAGTACATTCGGTTACATAGAGTGTTCAAGAACCCGTACTCAAGACCAGTGAAGGAGATTCTGGGTCATGAGAACTTCGACATACTATCCAAGTACGGTAGAAACTACTTGGTTGTATACGAAGACTTTACCGCCGAAGAGAACGAGAAACTCTCTGACCTTCGGTATTTTAAGGATATCGTACACCAGTCTAGGGAAGCGTTTTGTCTCGACAATCTAAGATGTCGATACTGGCACAACCTGAAGAGTCAACTGGAGTATGGTTTCGATGATTATGAAACTGATAGATTGAGGTATAGAGATGTCGAAAAAGAAGGATAGAAGTGGTAGGGGTAGTATTGATGACATCACTCCAGAAGAGTGGAACGAGATGGCCCGTAAACATAGGGAAGAGAAGTTTGGAAAGAAGGAGGACACTATTAAAGTAGATGGTATAACTGTTGATACTGTGCCCCTAGACTTTACAACTAGTATCGGAAATCCCTACACACTTGACTATGGGGACGCCACTACAGTAACCCTGACTGTTACTGATGATGACTATGGCAGCGTTGAACATCGTCCGGACTATAAGTTCCGTGAGGATGAGTTGATCAAGGAATTTAAAGAGTACATCGATAGTACGTACAGCGCCCACTATTGTCAGTCCGGTATCCAGTCAAGTGAGGTTATCATTGACAGGGGAAGAGGTATGGGTTTCTTTCTAGGTAACGTGGATAAATACAACAGTCGCTACGGTAATAAGGGTGATGTATCTGATCACCGCAAAGACCTAATGAAAGTATTGCACTACGCACTACTGGCGTTGTATGTTCACGATCTAGAAAATGGATAATTTATGTTACTAGTCAATGGTTGCAGTTTTACATATGGGGATGAGTTGGAGGGTTGTAATGATGACCCCCCTACTCACTGGCCTAGAAACTGGGCAAGTAAGTTAAGTAATCATCTTGGTTTTGAGGAACCACCAGTAAATCTTGCAACCTGTGGCGGAGGTAACGAAAAGATTTTCCGTGATCTCACAGTGTACCTTGCGGATGCACAGGCGGGAAAGAGAACCATGCCCACTCACATTGTGGTTATGTGGTCTGGGTTTACTCGACATGAGGTCGCTGAGTCCAGAGAGGTTCACAACGAAAAGTGGTTGAACATAAAACGATATGATGACATGACCCAATATTCTCCGGAGAGAATCGATATTCTTGACGAGAGTAAGTGGGGTGCGATGTACATGTATATCCATAAGGGTCATGAACCAAGAACCGATATTCTACACACCCTTACTTTCATGTTAAGTCTACAAAACACATGTGATACTCTTGGTATTAAATTGATTCAAGGCGCTTTCCATAAGATGATGTATGATATGATGATCTACATGACTCAGGAAAATGGACGAGATAAAATTTTTCGCAATTGGCAGAAACAGTGTAATGAACATCTGGGTAGACTAAAGAAAGAGTCTAGGATTGGAATGGGACATTGGAAAGACCTCTACACTCTCGCCAAAGAGAACTATACGATCCACGAACACAATCATCCAGACGAAGACGCACATACAGAGTATTCGACTCTTTTATATCACATCTTCGAACAAATGGAATAATCGTTCAAATTTAAAAATCTCAAAAGACTAAATACAGGCATACTATGGGGGTGTCAATTAAATGACACCCCAACTAATTGGAAAAGGAATATGGTATGCGCTTAGTAATTAGCAGCGTGGTGTTACTTACATCATTAATTTTTGGAGTCGCAGTCAATGCACAGGACGCTGACGAAACTCCGACTCAAACAGTTGAACCTATCATAACTGAGAGTACCGTTACTACCAACGGTAAAACGACTACTATTCTCAGATCACCCCCTGCCTCTGCGATCACCCCGACAATCAACACGTCGAACTCAGACTTGTGTACCTTTGGAGTTGCGGGTGCAATTCAAACTCAGATTCTTGGTGTCTCTACAGGTACTCAGGTAACGGATGAAAATTGTGAGAGGTTAAAGAATGCAAAGACGCTCTATGATATGGGAATGAAAGTGGCCGCCGTGTCGGTTATGTGCCAAGACGAAAGAGTCTTTGATGCAATGATGCACGCCGGAACACCGTGTCCATATGATGGTCTAATAGGTCCAGCGGCAAAGGCGGCGTGGGAAATCAACGAAGAGGAACAACCCAATGCAGAAGACTACGACAAAGGGTTTACAAATGACAAGAAAACCTTACTGGGCGCTGGTGGTGTCCTTAGTATTCTTCTCATGCTTCTGGTCATCTAACGTACATGCACAAACCGTTTTCGGGACAACCGGAAATGCGGCGCAAGATGGTCTTACATGGGTAATGACCAACGTCCTGCCTCAACAGACAGGACTTACAGTTAATGGTGTTGTGTACAGATACACAACCATAAAGAACCCCGAAGACGATATGATCGTCTACGTGCAGAACGAGGATGCGGAGAACGAAGGTCAATACATTTTTCGATCCGCAGACGATTGGTCTGGATTGCCAGGCAGTTCGATAAGGAGATTGGTTCCTGTCTCTAACATACCTCGAAGTAGGTGGGGAGACGGATCTATTGTTGTGGAAGGTGAAGGTAAAGTAACGGATCCTACTGTCCTCTACAACTATCAGTACGATCCTTGTTTTGGTGTAACTGATAGACCGGAGTGCCCGAATTATATTCCGTCCACTCCAACCGTACCGGAAATTGTAGCGTATGATCCAATGGACGATCAGTTCGTACAAGAAGAACTGGAAAAAGAAACTGAAACTAAAGATGAGGAGGAAGAAGAGAGAGATAGAGAACAGATTGAGGAGGGTGGTGAATCAAAACCAAACCTGAGAAGGAAATCCCTCGAAGAGATGTTAGGTATTGTTGAGAGGTCACTTATCGCGTCCGCTGACCAACAGATACACAACCAACTACTCTTACTAAACTTCGTACCAACTTTTTATTATGATACACTCCCCGACACTAAATACGAGGAGACCATAACTCTACAGGATGCGAATTTACCTGACAATACTAACGGGTATCGTGTAAACTTTGCCCAAGACCAACTACATCAAGAGATGGTCAATCTACAGTATGAACAACCATAAAAAGGAACATTAAATGTTAAAGAAAGTACTACCATTAACGGCGTTGTCTCTTGTTCTCGCAACAAGTGCGAATGCAACTAATGTCGATATCACGGGTACTGTAGATTCTAAGTGTGTGGTGACAACAGACACTCTAGGTGTCTTTGGAAACCCGACACCAAGTACACTCAGTACTGACGCAGTTGACGGGGGTGTTGAACCCATCGTTCGCTACGATGTTATTCAGGCTGATTATTACAAGGCGACAATAACAACTCCAGACCAATTCGTTGAGAGTCCTGCTTTGGACGATGTTGTGACTTGGAGTGGAACAGTTTCGGTCAGTGAAGTTTCGGATCCCGCGATGGCGGCATACGACACTGAGAAGAGACTCTACAACAACGTAACAGAAATCGATCTAACGGTTGCAGGAAGTACTTGGTTCAAAGTATCTTCAGAAGCCGACTATGGATTTGACAAGGCATTACCCGCTGGTATCTATCGTGCGACAGTACAGGCGGAGTGTATCGCAATCTAAATGATACGTTTTATTATGTTATTGACAGGATTGTTCTTGAGTGGGTCAGCGATGGCCCACTCTTGGACACCAACATATCCAAAACTCGAAAGAAGTTTTGTTGAGAATGTGATGCAGACTGAGATGTTACTGATCAATCGAAGAAGTGATGTTGAGTTCTTCGAGATTAGTGTTTACGACTCTGAGTGGAACCCCGTGAAATTCGCCACGAGCGAAAAGATAATTAGGGTTCCTTACTTAGAGAGAAGAGAAGTAATGGTGTATATCCGACAACAAGATGTTGGTATTGCAGATTACATATGTACAAAAACTAAAATTGTCAGACAAAGGACTACCGGAACGTCCGTGTCTTCTAGGATATGTTCGAGATTGAAATGAAAAAATTACTCGTTATTGTAGCGTTATTGTTTTCTGCTGAGACCGCAGCGCAGGATTCTATACCCGCAACAACCACTACAACAATAATTGAGAGAGCGCCCACTAGTAACAGCGCGAGTTCTCTCAATCTTAATATGCCCAACTCTCCCCAAAGTTTTCAACAGGACCGTGTACGTGCAGGAGACTTCGAGTGTTCTGCCGCGATTGGTTCTGCAACAAATCTAGAGTTTGGTGTGGTGGGTATCCTCAATCAGGATGACCCTTACTACGGAACTTACTATGGTACGGACATAGGTCCACCCACGAGATTTGGAAATCAAGCGTTCACACGAGACGTGGGTGTTTACGCACGGATCAATATTCCTATCGGTGCACCAAAAGAGAGACCCAACTGTAACTTGTTATATAAACTAGAGTTGGAGAAGAAACGACTAGAGGTCTTAAGACTACAACAGGAACTACAAAACTTACGCAACTTGCAATTCGAAGAATAATAAATACAGTTAAACTAACTACCAAAAAGAGAATAATAATATGGTAGAACTAGCTGTCGCGGTGCAAGTCGCTGGTGCCGCATATAATGCAATTAAGGGAGCAGGGGAAAAGGGTAGGGAAGCCCAAGATATGATTGGCGCGTTCGGAAAGTTTTTCGATTCTATGGACGCAGTGAGTGAAGCAAACATCAAGAACCAATCTACCGCAGGAGTTCAGAAACTTTTTAGTGGTAACAGTGTAGAGGCGCAGGCGTTGGAGATCACCGCCGCGAAACACAAGATTGCATGGATGGAAAAAGAACTCAGAGAGTACCTGATCTATTCCGGACAAGGCGCCTTCTACGAAGACATGATGGAAGAACGCAAAAGGATACGAAGGTATCGTCAGAACGAAATGCGTAGGAAGGCGCAGGCCAAGGCGTTCTGGATTGATGTTGCGGCGCTTGTTTTTGGTATAGGAATAAGTATATTTGTGATCACAGGACTCATCACAGTAATCGTAAGTTAAGGATAACAGATGGCAGAATTTGAATTCGCGGGAATGACCTTCAGAGGTGGTAGGATAATGGTTATCCTCACCGCCCTGTCAACCTTGGGTGGTGCATCTTGGGGTGCATTTGAGTTCTATAAAGACTACATGGATATGAAAGAGATCATTGCGAACATCGATACCACAGAGATTGAGAACCGCAATAGACTAATCGAGCAGAAGTTAGACGATGCGTTGATTCAAGTTGACGCCGCAGTAGACTATTCCAGAACTATCAAGAACGACTTACGAGACGATTTCAATCGCATGGAACGCAACGTTGACCGTGTGGAGGATCAAGGGAGAACTCTAGAAACCGTAGTTGAAGATATGATAGATAGGGCTGACGAACGATTTGATACCAAACGAGATGCACTCGTTGTGGATACTGATCGTAAACTTCAACAGGTAGAGGAAAGACTCGACGCAAAAATACAGGCGTTTTTAGATAATCCTTTATCAAATTAGGTCTTGACAAAAATGAAAAATCGTGTTATAATCTTAGCTAGCTTGCTGGGGATGAGTATACTCAGCGGTTGTGCATCACTCTACGACGATAATGAGTCGTATCAAGCGGTAGAACTCTATCACAACATCAATAATCTAGAATGTAGTGACGAAGGTCTCGCAATAGAACAAGCGGCGATTATCGATGATAACGTTGACTGGTTGATTGCGTACTCCGAACTCAAAGGATCCCGTGATGTTAATAACCTTTTACTACTTATGAAAACCACAACGGAACCCCTCGCGGCGCGAGAATCGATGTCACCTACATATTGTGGACTGAAGAAAACTTTATTGCAGGAACAGAGTCGTGACGTTGGAACGGCGATCCTACGGAGAAACAAATGAGTCCAGAACTACAAGAAATTAAACGGCAAGCAGAAGACCAAGACATGTCTAGACTGGCCCTGTTAGTCCAGTCCACCCAAGTCGAGTACGAGTCGGGTAACCTGACCAAGGAAGAGTTCTTTGAGATCCTCGAAGACATCAAGACCACTCAGGAGATTGCAGAACAGTCCAACTCCATGATCTGGAGAAACCGACTGATTTTGGCGATCTCAACCCTCATGTCCTTGTACTGAAAATAAATTTAACTTTTTTTCGAAAAAAGTATTGACAATCTCTGCCTAGTGTAGTATTATACATACATAACTGAGGAGATAGTCTTCTCAGAACTTTGGAGAAATATATTATGTCGCATGAAGTCGAAACTATGGCATACGCAGGTGCAGTCCCTTGGCATGGTCTTGGTGTACCAGTATCTAACGATCTCACTCCCGCACAGATGATGCAGAAGGCTGGTCTTGACTGGACAGTCGAGAAGGTTCCTACCTATGCACGTGTGGGTGACACGGTTCTGTCGCAAATTGAAATCCCGACAGGTGTCGAGGCTCTTGTTCGTTCTTCGGACAACAAGGTTCTGACTCAGGTTGGTGAGAACTGGAACCCCGTCCAGAACGAAGAAGCGTTTGAATTCTTCTCTGAGTACGTTCTTGCTGGTGACATGGAAATGCACACCGCTGGTTCACTGAAGGGTGGACAGATGGTTTGGGCACTCGCCAAGATCAAGGAGTCGTTCGATATCCTTGGTGGTGATCAGGTTGACTCCTACCTTCTCTTCTCTAACCCTCACCAGTACGGTAAGTCGATTGACGTTCGGTTCACTCCGATTCGTGTGGTCTGCAACAACACTCTTACCATGTCGCTGGGTCAGCAGGTTGCAAACTCCTGCAAGATGAACCACCGTTCTGAGTTTAACCCTCAGAAGGTTAAGGAAGCTCTGGGTATCGCCCACGAGAAGTTTGATCAGTACAAAGAGATGGCAGAGTTCCTCGCAAAGAGGCGGTTCACTATGGACTCTCTGATCCAGTACTACAACGAAGTCTTCCCACGTACTTACACTGGTAAGAAGTCTCCGGACAATGTACAACAGTTCGAAGACCTAACTACGAACGCGAAGAAGGCGTTTGAGGTTCTAGAGACTCAGCCTGGTGCGGAGTTCGCGGAAGGTTCATGGTGGCAGGCACTTAACAGTGTCACCTACTTGACCGATCACATTATGGGTCGAGAGGCAGACTCACGTTTGACCTCTGCATGGTTTGGTTCTAACCAGACTCGTAAACAACGTGCGGTTGAAAAGGCGGTGGAGTTCGCAGTAGCCGCTTAACAGTTTGTGGGTACGGCCCTCTGGTAACAGGGGGCCTCAACCGGACGCTTGGGACATGCAAACCCTGTCACCCTACCCACTTTTTATTCGCCGGAGTAGCACAACGGTAGTGCAACTGATTTGTAATCAGTAGGTTGAGGGTTCGATTCCTTTCTCCGGCACCATATGAGATTGATGTGATGAACCAAGACATACTATCACAAGCAAGGCGTTTTTATCATCATGTGGTCAATGGCGGTAAGTTGAAACCTGAAGATGTTTCTTACATGGTATCTGCTCTTGAGGAAGCCTACGAAGACCACGCACTGACATTTGAAGAATGGTTAGATGAAATAGAATGCTACTCGAC